CAATGCTCGTATTGTACTAAGCCACGCACTGGGCGTAACGCCTATGCCCACGTTGCCGTCCTCGCCCAACTCAAACAATACTGTACCGCCACTCGTTCCTGTGCGATCTTTTGCTATCTGGAATTTCTCGTTCGTTGCACCGTTGTCTGAGTCTATGTTGAGAAACAGACTGGCAGGCACATTAATAATACCGTTGTGTGTGCCATTATCATCGAGGTATAGTATGCCGTTGTTAGCTGTCAGAGTTGCAGCTGAAAGTGCGTCTGTGAATGTGGCCGTGCTGCCGCTGATCGTGCCGCCTGTGACGTTTCCACTCACGCCACTCGATGCAGTGATAAGACCCGTAACGCCCAGTGTACTTGAGATAGTCTGTGCGCCTGTGAGTGCGAGTGTCCCTGCGGTGACGTTGAGATTTGCGCTGCCTGTGTTTATTGCCAGTGCGTTATTGCCGCTGGTATCAATGGACGCTGCCGCATCAAACGAAAACGTCCCTGCATCTGACTCAATCGTGCCAGCGTCTAACGTCAACGTAGCTGTTCCAGCGTCTAATGACAGATTATTGTTACCCGATGTATCAATCGTAGCGGCTGCGTCGAATGACAATGTGGATGCGTCTGATTCTATGGTATTCGCATCCAGTGTCAGTGTAGCTGTACCTGCATCGAGCGTTAGGTTGTTATTGCCAGAAGTGTCAATGGTGCTTGCAGCATCGAACGACAGCGCAGTAGCTTTGACGGCTAATGCTTGTCCGCTGTCACCGATGCTATCTGCGTAGAGGTTCGCCCACCGCACTGACGTAGTGCCTAAATCGTCGGTGCTATCGGTATCACTAACTATATTGCTACCTGATGTTATGCCGGCTGTAGCTGTAACTAATCCAGTTACGCCTAACGTGCCTCCTACTGCCATATTGCGCGAAAAGAAACCATCGCGTGGCCGGGTCGCTCCCGATTTACCTATATCGTAGGTCGCATCGGAAAACAGCAGATCGCTCGTCACGGTGGCATTCACGGTCAACGTGTCTGAAGCACTGTCTCCCACGACTACAGCACCATTTAAGGTTAACCCACCGGTTAACGTCAACGCGCCGCCTACACTGACATCGCCGGCAAATGTTGCTGCTTGTGCTGAAGATAGTGTTAATGCGGTAGTGCCGTTTGTTCCGAGGGTAAACGCGTTAGTCGCGTGGTTGTATGTGATAAGACCTATGTCGTTATCACCCGCATCCCCAAACGCAATTTTGCCCGTACTGGACCCACCTGAAAGAATTGTAATACCCGACGCCGTGCTGTTTTCAAACACAGCTTCGTCTGCATCTGATGCCGCTTGCACTGTGCCGGCAGATCCGGTGTGGACGTGTAGCTGACCACCATCAGCCGCAGCCAGTCCGGTTCCAATAACCAGCTCACCCAACACATACGACGCCGTGCTGTCTATGTCGCTATTGTTGATTGTGTGCGTGTATATGTTTTGAAATTCAGCGTTGAGGTCCGAAGCGGTTAGTGTTTCTCCGCTCACCCAACTCTTTAATGCTGTAAGATTCATTCAGCCTTTTCTCCCACGGTCTTATGATTTATTGGCCGGGCCGTGTGCCGGCTACTCTTCCCTTAATTGTCGCACGCCAATTTGCGACGCCGTCCTTCCAATCAATCTTAACATGTCATTGGGAATTGCTTGTTGGAAATTTGTCTCGCCGAGCATGTAGCGCGCGAGCCCGGGCTTAGTCATAAACTGCGCAATACCCACGTCGGTTACAGCCCGTGCTGCAAGACGCGCCAACGCATCCCGCGTATCTCCACCTTTTTTGAACATCCCGGTCAGCGCATCGACTACGTCTGACCCATACCCACCTTGAAAATTCACATAGCGCGCCGTGTTGCTAAAGTTTCCCATCGACCGCTCGCCTTGCGTCATTTCTTGCAATGCCCTCGCCACGGTGCGCAGCTCGTTGTATACATCTGTTCCCAGCAACGCTTCTACCGAGCCCGGTCTACTCTTTTCTAATCCGTCTAAGTAGTTATTAATGTGCTTGCCACTTATGATCCTCTGCAGATCCTGTGGATACATACCCGAGCGCATTTGATCCGATGAAATAGACCCAGCCGCTTTTAAGTTTTCAAAGAATGCATTTATAATCGACGCCCACGCGTCTGCGCCCTCCTTAGTTATCCTCAACCCCGACGGCGTTCCCTGCTGGCCTATACTAATTTTAAAATTTATAATCTCTTCAGGCGTCATATTTTCAAACACTGTGCGGGCAATTTGGCTGCCTTTTTCCTCATTCCCCATTGCCCTGCGAACTGCCCCCGACTCTTTCACCCGAAACAATGACTCGGCTGCGTCTGCCGCTTGTCGCCCGAGTGCGTACGCTTGCGGATTGTTTGTGCCGCCACCTTGACGCAGAAACTCCATCTCGGCGTAGTGCATTGAATCCGCAAGGTTACGCATTTGTGTTTCTACCGAGTCGTCAAAAAATGGTTGAGCCGAGCGTCTATTGGTGTTTAACTCGGTGTATATCTGTGTCTTTACTCTGCGCACGTCGTCGAACGTGCGCGCTCCCAACGCCAGCTCCATTGCGCTTGCCAGCTTGTCTAAACCGAGCACGCCTACGTTGCCCTCACGCTTAAACAAGTCTGTATTTTCTATTGCATTCAACGCATTGTCTATCGCAGTGCGGTCTATAGGTGCAGCCCTATCTACGCCACCTTGCGTAAAGAAGTCTGTATACAACTTATTGATATCGCCTTGACGAATATCCGTTGTCGTTTCTATTGCACCACGTATCCGTTCGCCGGTTTCTATAGCTGCGTCTGCGCTACTGGCAGTAGGACCGCCCTTTGAACCCGCTTTTTTCTGCAGGTTGTTCATCGCTCTTTGAAACTCTCTAAAAAGCGGTTCGTCTGCTTCGCGCATAATTTCAGTTGTTACTTGATTTGTGCGAGCGACGTTTGCCATGCCTCCTATAAATGGGGACGCGGTCCTTATTTGAGGAGGAGCAACTTTCATCATCTCTGTGCCTGCAGCCTTATCAGCCTGACCCACAAGATCGCGGACTTGCTTCATTGCGCCTGTTTGCGCTTTCTTCGCCGCTGGCCCTTTTAGCAGTGCAGTTACACCCTTCTGCATTAACTCGCCACCCGCTGCAAACGCGCCCTCTAACGCAGTTTGCCCTACGTCATATCCTCGCTCTGATCCTGCTTCCTTTGCCATGCCCTGTCGAAATGCATCTCCACCCGCGCCACCTACAACAGTCCCAGCCCCCGGCTTTACGAACGATCCCGCAATACTCGTCACCATTGGGATCGCGTCTCCCAACATATCAGCGAAGTCGTAAATAGTTATCTCATCTTCATCGAACTTTTTCAATCCTTGCGGCGTATTTACAAACAGCTCGCCATTTTTTATTTGTATGGCTTCGCGCGGCACGCCACGGCTCACCAATATGTCGACCTTACCTTCAGGCTCTGGATCGAGCGACGCTAACATACGATTTTTGAATTGCTTCATTAAGCCACCCAGATCTGCAGTTGCAGTAGGTGGTTCGTCTTGCATGTTTGCAGACGGCAATGCAGGCGCAGTGTATAGTTGGCGATATTGCTGTAGTTGGTTTTTAGCCATTAGTATGGACCTTTTCCGCGACTAATTGCTTCTACTTCATATAGGCTTGTTATCTCACGGTTCATTTGATTTACTAATTCACCCAACGTGTTTCTAAGTTGCTCTGGTTGCGTGAATATTCCCCCTACTAATCCTTCGTAAAAATCCTGCTCGGCTTCGGTTAAGGCTGCTCCAGAGCGATAACGTGCTACCGTGTCACGAAGGAATCCTAATTGCGTTAGAAAGTTTGCCGCTTCCGGCCCAATCGCTTCTTGCTCGCCCATAAAATAAGCGTAACCTTTTTTTATAGCTCCCTCACTTCTCCCAAACGCTTCCTGTATTTGCCCTATTGCACCCGGGTCAGCTAAAGTATCTATTGCCCTCAAAGCATTCGCACGTATAGTCGTCAACTGCATGAGTTTGTTTTTCTCAGTTGCGCTAAAGTTGTATGCGTCACTTGCTGCATCAATTCGGTCTAAAAATGAATTCAACATATTTTCTGACAGGTCGTAGCCTTGCGCTTGTAAACCAGCCTCTAATGCAAGGACGCCACTTTCATAGTTTGTCTCTGTCGCTTGCTTTACTGCACCGTCCAATATGGTATTGAATGTGCTTCTTATTTTTGCTGCCTGTTCATTGTATCCTGCCACCGCCGATGTAAGCAATTCGGGGGACTTTATACCGCTCTGCTCAACTATTAATCTCCGTGCCTCGTCACCTCTAAGAAATGGGTTTAACGTAGCCACGTTACTTCCAGCATCTGCTGCAATTCGGATACGATTGCTACCACTGAGCGTCGGGCTACCAGCGGCATCGGTTGCAGCATTTATCTTGTTTATGTCTGCTTGTGCTTTTTCCATTTGCAAGTCGAACAATTTTTGGTCTGCCACGCGTTGCCCGTAAGTAGCGTCAAACACATTCTGCCCATACTCGCTCATACCATCTGGGGCTTGTGGCTGCCTACCTAATGTTTGTAATAATCTGGGGTCGCCTTGTGGTAACATTTGCAACGCCGCGCCAAACGTTGCCGGGTCTTCAGGTAGTGGTGCAGCCTGTGCAGCTGTTGTCGCTAAATTCTTATCGCGCGCCATTTCTGCATTTGCAATTTGCAAATCTCGCAATCTGTTTAGTGCCGCTTGGTTTTGTAATCCACCATACAGGCTAAATGCTTGCGAACCTATGCCGGCTGCTTGCCCTATACCACGCAGAAACTTTGCGCCGCCAGTTGATTCAACTTCTACAGGTGCAACCTGTGGATTGCCGCCAAATGCGCGCGACAAATTCGCGCGCGCTACCCGTCTATCTAATTCGCGCTGGGCTTTCTTTTGTTGATTTCGGTCTAAATACGATGCCCCCAAATTGCCCAACATATTTACACCCTGCAGGGCTAAGGCTATTGTCATTGGCTCTGGCATTATGCTCTACCTTGTCCGTATGATGTGTTTGCGCGCGCACGGCTTTCACGCAATTCAGCAGCGGTCATACCTGTCATTCTCATTATTTGTTCATCGGTTAAATCTGGCATATTTGCAGCAGCTTCAGCTATTTGTTCACCTGTTGGTGTTTCTATATTTAAAATATTGGTAGATTGTCCACCTAATCCTAATGCTTGCCTTATGCGACTTTCTACATCTGTATCTTCTATGCCAATGTCTGCAGCTTCTGCTGCTAATAGTTGAACTATATCTGCATCTCTAAAATTTCTGTCCTGAAGTGCTGATGCTCTATCGGCTGCTTGGCCTGTTAGTGTTCGCCTACCGCCCACGCGTCCATAAAGCGCATCTGCTAATGCTTGATCTGCACGTACGTTGGCATCTTCTGCTCTTGCTTCTGAACCGCGCGAAGCTGCTATATCTTGATCTATTGCCTGCCCTCGCAATGTGCGCGTGGCTGGGCCACTTGCCCCACGCGCAAAATAATCGCCGGTTACGTCGGCTTCCGCTAACCTTCCTTGCAATGCCTGTGCATTGATGTCGCTTCTTAAGGCGCGCTCTGCCCGGTCGTCGGCTGTAAGTGCACGGGCAAGCTCTTGCTCGACTGTGCGACCCTGTAGGGTTTGCTCTGGGCGCCTACTGCCTCCAAACTCCAATCGCCCTGTCCTGTCCGCTTGCGCTAATCTATTCTGTAAGTCTTGCGACCTTATGTCCGCAGATAGCGCGCGCTCTGCGCGGTCCCTACCTTCAACCGCATCTAATATCTGTTGGTCTGCCAAATCGCGTTGTATTGTACGCTGTGACGGTCTACTGCCACCAAAATCCAGTTCGCCCGTCAAACCAGCTTGTGCTAACCTATTCTGGAAGTTTTGTGATGTAATATCTGCGCCTAACGCCCTATCTGCGCGCGCGTCTGCAGCCTGTTGTATCTCTCTATTCTGTATAGCACTTTCAATGTCTTGCTCTGCTAAACGTGCTTGAAGCGTTTGCTCTGCTGGCATATTTGCACCGCGTTGGAACTCGCCTGTAACGCCGGCCTCTGCTAATCTATTTTGCAAATTCTGTGACGCTACATCTGCATCGAATGCGCGCCCGGTCAACGTCTGCCGTCTGCCATCCTCGTCTTCAACTGCGCCAAAGAGCGCAGATTCTAATTGCTGCTGTGCGCGCTCATCGCCCGACAACGCCAAATCCCGCTGCAGATCAAATTGTTGCTGCTGCAATGTGCTAATTGGCGCACGATTCGCCCCGGCTTGAAATTCTCCCGTCACCCCTGCTTCTGCTAATCTGTTTTGAAGATTCTGTGCCGCTATATCTGCGTCTAATGCTCTACCTGCGCGTAAATCCGCACCCCTTGCTAATTCACGCTGCTGTCTCTGTGTTGCAAGGTCTGACTCTAATGCTCTCGACTGCAACGTAGCCAACGGCGCTTGATTGGCCGCGCCCGTATCAAACCTACCCGTCACTTCTGCTTGTGCTAATCGACGCTGCAGTTCAGCAGTGTCAAGATTAGACTCCAACGCATCGCCGGCTCGTATGTCTGCCCGGCCTGCAAGATCCCTATTTAATTGCTGATCTAATATGTCTTGATTTAAGGCGCGTTGTGCGCGGCTATCTGCAGCACTTGCTAAGTCTCTTTGCTGCGCCGATGTTGCAAGCCTATCCCCGAGAGCTTGCTGCTCCCTAAAGTCTGTACTTGTTTGCAGCCTACGCAAAAGGTCTTGTGTTGTTAAGTCTGACGCCAGCGCATCTGCTGCCCTTGCGTCTCCTGACAATGCAAGCTCCCTTTGTAGGTCTTGTGTAGTAAGGTCTGACCCTAACGCTTGCGCTGCCCTTGCATCCGCTGCGCTTGCCAGCCTGCGCTGCTGTGCTTGTGTGGTTAGGTCAGAGCCCAATGCTTGTGCAGCGCGCGCGTCGCCGGCTGTAGCTAATAATCTATCTAATCGCTCGCTCGTTAGCCTTGACCCTAACGCATCAGCTTCTCTTTCGTCTGCTGCTGTAGCAAGAAGCCTGTTTTGCCGCTCTGTAGTTAATTGGGAGCCGAGTGCGTCGGCTGCCCTTGCATCTCCTGCAATCGCTAACCGCCGCTGTAAGTTTTCCGTCGTTAATCTGGAGCCTAACGCTTCTGCCTCTCTTGTGTCTGCAGTTGCTGCTAATCGTCGTTGCTGCTCTGCCGTCACTAAATCAGATCGCAGACCGCGCTCTTGTCTGTCTCCTTGATCGCGCGCAAGCTGCCTGTTTATCCTGTCGGTTTCTAACCCTGACAATTGGGCCTGCCTGCCAAACACATCTTGCTGTGCTTGCCTTCTAAGGCCCGCATCGGCTATCTCAAGCTGATCTCGTCGCCCTTGCAGTCCTAACGCCTGTGACACTGCGTCGCCCGCCATGCCCGCTTCTAAGGCTTGCCTGCTGTCCATTTGCCCGGACAGACCCGCCACATCGCTTATTGCCCCACGCTCTAAATTCTCGTTGGCTAATCCTAACGAATCTCGCCGGCCTTGAAAGTTGAGCGCGTCTGCCAGCGCCTGCGATTGTAAGTCGTAAGCGCGTGCGTTAATGTCATTAAGAGTCCGCTCCCGCGCCCCTATAAAATCACCAAATGCTTCCGCTGTGTCTCCGCTTCTCAACACGCCCAGCCTGTTTAGCTGTTCGCGCAACTGCTCTTGCTCTTGTTGACTGCGCCGCAAAAAATCTGCTCGCTGTTGTTCGATTAGTGGGTTAGTTCCACCCATCAATCTTTCTTGTATTACTCGCTCTGCGTTAGTTGCTAAATCGCCACCTAAATCTACCCCACTGTCAGTGAGCCGTGAACGGGCTACGCCGAGCGCCTCGGCTAACGCTCCTTCGTCGTTTAGTTGATCTTCTTGCAGCCGACCCATCACATTTGTTTCAGCAGTTGTTGCTAACCCGTCAGCCGGGTTTATCATCTGCCCACCGAGAGATTGATTTAGTAATTCACGTTGCACCATGTCAGCGCCTGTGTTTACGCTGTCGCTAACAATTGCTTCGCCTGTCCCTGCTTGCAAATTGTCGTCTAATCCTAAAAATTGGTAGGGCGTCTTTATGCCTCGGGTCAAGCCTCCTGTAGACGATGCGGTTTTTTGCACGCCAGTGTTAGTTGCCCTGTCGGTAGTTACGTCTGGTCCGGTTGTTGCTGCTTGTGCTGTCGTTATATCTTGCCCGGGAGTTGCTGCGCGCGTTGCAAATTGATTACGTATAACAGGATTCGCTCTGGTAGCAAATTGATTTGCTACATCTGTTGCCCGAGATGTTGTTTTATCGTTTATGTCTAATTTTTCATATGAGTTGGGATCAAACGTGCCTGTCCCAACATTAGTAACGCCTGTCCCATCCCCTTCTACTGTCGGCATCCCTGTGTAATCTACCTGATTAGCAAACCCCATTGCTTTGTATTCTTCTGGGGTGCGCATGATGCCGGCGTCTGCGTCTGCGAAAAATTGATCAAACATGCTGGGGCGGGAAGGCGACTGCTGGGGTGCATTAGCAAAGCCCATTGCTTCATACTCAGCAGGGCTTCGCTGTATGCCTGCGTCTGCATCTGCAAAAAACTGGTCAAACTTGCTCGGTGGGGAGCTTTGATTTCCTTGTTGGGATCTTTGTTGTGCTAAAGCCTTAATTCTGGGACTAACTGCTCGATTCCTTAATATATATTGAAGATTATTGGGGTCAGCGTCTAACATAGCTAACACCTGCGCCTCTTGCTCAGGGCTATCCGAATACCCGGTGTTTCGTGGCGCAAAGTTATTGACGGTATTGGCCTGTGGCGGCATATTTGCCGCCGTTTGTTTTGTCCCAATCCCGCCCATTGCCTGTGAAGCTGATGCTCCACCTGTTGGGCTTTGGCGAGGCCCAACGACCGCATTATTTCCGGTCGTGAGCGTTGCTCCCAACCCCCTCGTAGGTGCAGGCGCAGTACCCTCTCGTCCCTGTTGCCCAAAGCCTAACGCCTCGTATAGTGACTGCATGTTTTGCTGTTGCGCACCATTGTTAAGCATATCATTATTGCCACTACTTGCATTACGCCGTTTTGCATAATTTAGGGGGTTTTGATTAGCCCCTCTTATTTGTCCGAATGCCATTAGCTTACACCTGCTCTGGGTTTGCGTTGCCTGCCAATAACTTTGTATTGCAGGTGCGTTCGACGAATACGATACGGTTCGTCTTTTGTATTATTGGTAAACTTTAACGAACTGTGTGGGTCATATCCCTTTAAATCTAAGTCTTTACTAACCATACGCTTTGTACCTACCGCGTCTGAGTCAAGCGTAAATGCATCCATCACGCCGCCGCCGCCTGTTGTCGTCAGCGTCCCTACGTTGCCCCCTACGCCCTGCGATTCTTGTTGTACGGTTAATGTGAACGCGCCCAACGAGTCATAATATGTCCGCGCATAAAGCCACCGAAGGTCTACGTCTCCCCCCAACGGCGCTGGTGACGATGTTTCAAAATGACTGTCATATGCTGCCGTCTCGTGGTTGTATGTTGCTGCCGGCGCGTGGTCTAACAATTTGCCGTTAAAATTTCCTGCATGTGGCTTGTCGTCAATAATTCCCGCACAATTGCGTTCAAACGTATCACTTAGCCCGTTTAATGGTCCATACCACGCAAAACGCGTTTCGCCGCTTGTCTCATCTGCGTAGCGATGGCGCAATGACATAACCATAATTTCATTGCAATTCGTATTGTCGTTTGGCAACCAAAACCACACCTCGTTTTGGTCTGCATAATATATGGCAAAACTTTGTTTGAGCCGGCTTTTGTTTACATTAGCCCAATACCCTTCGTCAAGTGCGTAGGATACTTTGTCCACCGTTTCCCCACCGGCCCACAGATATACCCCATCCTCCAATACATACACTTGCGCATTGCCGGGAATCGTGACAATAGCCCGCCCAGATAAACTACCCCCCTGCTGCGGGTTACGCGGATCTGTCGTTGTGCGCTGTTGTAGCTGATACGGGATAGTTGCATTGCCTGTGGGGATAAGCACCGCAATAAAATCCTCGGTATGTATCGCCAATGCGTTTTGTAGGGGCTGTAAGCCCCTTACAGGGCTACCGAGGTTGTAAAAGGAGGTAGCACCCCACGTTTCAGGATCACCCGCACTGGAGTACCACACGCGGTCCTCGTTTGCGTTTGTGTTTGCCATCCATACGCGGTTGTCAAAAAACGCAACGTGGTCTGCCGTTGTAAATCTACTGTCAACGTCTAATGCGGCAGCGTTGCCCGTTCCAGTCCACTTTATAGGCGCGTCAACTCCGTTTGTTAGCACGAGCGTATCAAACGCCCGCACCCATTCAAACGTGTTGTCGTTTCCTGCTGTGATTGTTACTGAGCCAGTAATAGCTGACCATCCGCTATCGTATTTGTAAATGGCTGCGCCGGCCACTAAAAATACGTGCTCGACTCCTGTTGACGGTACGCGAAATTGTCCGCAAGCTGTGACCGTTGGCGTCCCAGATATTGCCGCTGCATTTTGATAACTTTTAGTGCCTAAAACTTTTTCAATGCCGGCAGATTGCGTTAGGCGCGTATTAAGCATGTCTTGCAACCCATTAGGACCAATGTCCTCTGGCGGCAAATCATATCGCACGCCCATTGTCCACGGGCCGTATTTTATTGTATCAGCAGCTATAGGCATTAGCCCGCCTCAACCACAAGCTGGTTGTCTGTGCGGACCATGTAGTCATGGTCTTCAACTTGCGAAGGATACCGCCGATTGCCCTGTTGCAGCAGGTTTTGTTTTTTCATAAGAGTGACTGCGCGGGCCAATTCGCCAGCTTCTCTTTGCGCTCCCTGCTCGTCACCTTTTTCCTGCAATAGCAATTTCGTAGCCCCATAAACCAGCGCCGACTCACCTATTTGCGGAATGCCTAATTTTAGGAAGCTATACCCGTCATTCGACGCAGACCACGTAGATATTGCCATTTGATATCGCGCCCGTATTTCCTGCCCGGTGGTTGATGGCGTGTAATAAAACTCAACCTCTGGGTAGCCGGTGGTGGAGTCCGTACCACCGACTAAAACCTTATACACATTCCCGGAGAGGCTGCGGTCTTCATCCCAGAGGTCGTACTCGTCTGGCCCTATAATCTCTATAGGCCATTCGTCGGTCACATTCATAAACGACCACCACGCGCCTACGTACCCGTCTACGGGCGTATAAACGCGTGTATTGGCTGCCGACTGGTAAGTAGAGGTAGTGCTGCTGGAGCCGCCTGAGAGCGTCTCAGAGGCTGTAAACGCTGCTGATTCGTTATAGACAAACAGCAACCCGTTGGTAGTATCGTGTGAGTCTACTACCGCTGTACTGCCAGACGAACTACCTGTGATGGTTTCGCCTACAGTATATACGCCAGACGCACCAGTTATTGTAAGGGTTTTTGTTGTGCGAAAGGTTACAGTGCGGTTCAACCACCACCACTTTAACAGATTTGCAATTTCAACCGCATTAATATTTAAATAGCGCCTTGCCCGGTTTTTAAATGTAGTGTTGGTAGCTTCCAATCCTACCCGGTCAAGCACTAATTCTATGCCTTCAGCTAATGTCATTCATATCACGTTTGCCCACGCTCCATTTTCGTAGCACTGGAGCTTATTGGTTGTCGTGTTGTAGATGATCCACCCATTAGATGCAGAAAGCGCGTCGCGCTCTGCTGTGGTCACCTGCGGCGCTGCCAGCACTGTGCCGGCTTCTATCACGTCAAACTGCGCTATCGTTCCAAACGACGTTGCTTGTTTTTGCTGACCGGCTACTACCGGTGAGCGTTGGTTCATTACAACGCGCCCACATCGTTCGGCAACGTCTGGTCTGCGGCAATGTCAAAACGCACGTTGCCGTCCATCTTAGTGCCGGCAGCGTGATGGTCTAACCAGAGCTTGTATTCCTGCGTCTTCACCGGTATTTCTTTTTCGTCTAACATAGCTTCTTCTTTGTTAGACGTTGTTTGCCCATCGACCGCTATGTACATCGGAATCCATGACGGAGGCAGCGGCACCCACCCGGGGTCGTGCTCTATTTCAACGCCACCATAGACACGCAGTGCTTCTTCCTGCCGATAGTTGCGATTGTATTCGCCTTTAGGAGCGCCCTTGCCGGCAGTAATACCCAACACCTCTGCAGCGTTAGGTGCGGCTGCAAGCAAGTCAACTAAGCGCGATTTTGCTGTTGGGTCATCTTTAACTTCGTTTAATATCTGGTCTATTAGACGCCCGGGCTCTGAAGGTTTTTTCTTTTTTCTTGCCGGCTTCACGTCTACCAGCGGCTGCAAATCACCTTCGTCTATCGCTTTTGCGTTAGCTGCTTCAACCAGCTCTTGCGCTTTTTTGTCTGGTTCGCCCTTTTTTTGACCTACGGGTTGACCCATTGAATCAAACCCACTGTCGCTACTTTGCCGCTTTGCCATATTCTGCTTTCGTATTGTGTGTCTAAAGCAATGCGCGAAGAGCCGCGATGACCCCTCGCGCAATTACATTAGGAGTACTTGAAGTCTGCTACGTGCGGACGAACAAGATTTACTAATGCCAAACCACTGCTCGGCGTGTCAAGCGCCGACGCTGTAGTCATACCGTAAATCAAGTCGCCGCCCACTTCTGCGTCATCAATAGACCCACCCGTACTGGTCAGGAAACAAGCTTTATTGTCTGCAAGGCTTGCCAGCCCCTTGACAACGCCCAAACCTGACACCTGATAGAAGCCATAATAGTTTGCAACATTAGCTGACATGCTGGTTCCTATCATGCCGGTATCGTTAGCCGTAGCCAGCGACGTCGTAAACCCGTTGGCGTCAATTAGTGCCGCACTTCCTACTACAGTTGAAGCAACACCTTTAGCGTAAATGAACTCGCCTACGCCGTAGTTAGTGCTGCCGTCGATATCCTTAGCAGTCACGATGGTCCCCAGCGGGAAATTCTGATACGTGCTGGTTTCATCAATATTCTGACCACCACCGATACTTCCGATGATTTTCCAATTTGCCATTCAGCGTATACCCTCTCTTAGATTCCGGTTATGTTAGTTGCCACGCCGAGACGACGGCGATTGTTCGTAATCTGCTGAACACCAGCGACCATATAAGAAAGCTGGGCAAGCTGACCGTTCGACTGCAACGATACAAACGGAGTCTTCTTGAAGTTAGCGTTACGCATAACGCGCAATTGGTGAGCGCGCTTGTCGACAAAATAAGCGTGGCTTGCCGATATGTCTTCGTCGGCTACAATCTTAGCGCCCATAAAGCTCGGGAACTCCTCGCCTTTTAGACCCTTGATATCGCTGCCTGATAGCTGCACATACCCTTGCGACGTCAACGCTACGCGATATGCGCCGGCTATGCTGTAGGTTGTAAAGATAGCATCAGTGCGACCACCCTGCTTGCGCACGGCGTCCATGACTGCATTAAATCGCGTAATGCCGTCAAAGATATTAGTGGTTGTCTGTGTCAAAAACGTGGTAGCAGTCGTATCTTTCTGGTTTTGCCAGTAGGCGCTTGTTCCCGAGTTAATGCCACCAACCGTGCCAGTGCCGTCATCTGCAATGATGTCCTGCAAGCCCAACATAGACTTGCCAGACTGTGCGCCACAAGCGTCCTCGTTAATCGTTTTGAGGAGGCTGTTCATGGCGTTGTCACCCAGCGCCGAGAGTAGGTCAAAGACCTGCTCGGGACCGCTGTTTTCCCAGTCCTCGGTATCCGAAAGGATCACGGGGACAGCATAGTAACGGCGCTTGTAGAAAGCCGACTCAAAAGGGTCACGCGGGGATTTGCTCAATGGATCATACTTATCAAACGCTTCTGCAGTGCCGGCGCTTGATTCAAGAATGACTTGTATCTCTTTACCCCCGCCGTCAACCATCTGCATTCCGCGCTTACGGAGAGAGTCAATAACATTATAGGGCTCAAAGATATTGTCGATTACTTCGGGATCAATCGTGCGTCGCGTTGACGACCAGCGACTATCCCATGTTTCTGATGTGGTTTGTGCCATTCGTATACCTCTTGTTTAACCTTACATAGTCTGACTAATTTCAGCGATTGCTGCAGACTTGCTAATGGCTCCCCCGCCGCTGTCTCTAACGGTAGCCCCGTTACCGCGCCCTACCGCCGCCTGCTTTGCGACGTTTCGCTGCGCGCGTTGCTCTTGCCGCGCTCTGTTCGCATCGTCTGCTTGCCGGCCAGTCCATTTACTTACTAACTCGCTCAACGTAAAATTGTTACCCGTGTCAGGATTCTGCACGTTCAACATATCACGGTTGTTAGTAATAAATTTTAGGGTCAACGGGTCTGTTAGCGTTTGCTCACCTAATAGCGACTTTGCTTCTTCTATTTGCTGCAGCAATTCGCCTTCGCGTTTTTGCTGTTGTTGTTGCGCAATAGAATACATGAGCTGCCTATCTTGATCGTAGTTTTCCAACCCCATATTTTGCATACGCTGCTGGATACGCTCTTCGACCAATTTGTTGACATACTCTATGCCGGCTGCCTGCTCCATAAGCGCGCGCTGTTGCTGCGGGTCATCGACCTGCATTGCGCGCTCACGCAACGTGCCAGCATCACCGAGCGCCTCTGCTGTTGCATTTTGCGCCGGCTGCTGTTGCCGTTCGGCTTGCCATCTTGCCCGCTCTTCCTCAAAGGCTCTACGCTCGTCTAAGAGTCGTTGGTTGCCTTGCTGGAAATAACGATCTGCTTCACGCCTTCCTTTTTCAAACTCAGATAGGTTATCTTTGTTGGTTTGTTGTGTGCTATTTGAAGTAGCACGTTGTGTTGTTGAGTCGTCGTTGGTCTGCTCCGTTGTCGGTTCAGGGTCCGAAGATGGTTCATCCACCTCAAGCATCCCCAGTCCCATCTCGGGCATACTATCCCGGGAAGAGGTTTCTGCAGATCCTGATGATGGGCCACTTTCGGTCTGCCCTGACTCCGCTCCAGAGTCCACGGCAATCTCAGACATATCTTCTCCTTTAATTATTCGGTTGGGTCAATCCCATAGCCAGATTCGACTTTGCGGTCAAGGTTGCCAGATTCTTTCCGGTCTACCTTGTCCCATTCTATACTATTAATAATCTCTTCTTCGCTGTTAGCCGCAAGTACTTTATTTGTGTTTCGTTTGGATTTTGCTTTTTGCTGGGCTTCGTAAGTTTCCAGCTCTATTTGACTGCGGCTTTTCATTTCACCTTCTACTAACCCCAATGCTTTTAACTTTTGCCGGCGGTCTGTGGCATTTTCGTAATACAGCCCGGTCTGTGGGTCAGGTTGGTTTTGGCTATGCCCTTGTGACGACATAAGTCGATTAAACACGCCCATTGACCCGAAATTAATCGTCGACACCTTGCCGCATTCGGGACATTCGCGCGTCTTCATAGGCCGGCCCGTGTAGTATACGTCCATCTCGACGTGGCCGTGTCCGCAGATGTAGTTGTGTGTTGGCATATCCTCACTCATTGTTTGCGGTGTAAGCTGCAGCGGCAGCGCCTGCGCCGACCGGATATAATACAGGAGCAACGGAGGCAAGCAGGTCGCCCGTGCCTTCTGTCCTTACATTAGCCTGCGCTTTTACGTTTGCAATTTCGCCTATCAGATATTGCACATAATCATCGTTCCGCTGAATTTCTGCGCTTAATTCAGCCAATTTATTTCCTTCTTGCTCGCTTATGTTTGGCTTGCTATATGCCTCATTGCTTAACTCTTCCCACTCCATGTTAAGGCGCACGTTTTCCGCATCCGTCTTTTGCACAGCCCGCTCAAGCGATGCTACAATTCGTTTTTGCTTGTCTATATCGTCGGGTGTTACCGTTTTAGGTGCCGATTCTGGGTCAAAAGTGGCAAACCGACTTCGTATCTGAGCCGGGTCAAACACCACGTAGATGTCGGTTGTTCCTCCTCCGTCCCTCGTATTGCGGAAGATAGCTCCATCATTGCCGGCCATACGCGCTTGTTCCAACAAATCTCTATAAGTCACCTCTCGGTAACCTTTACCTTGAAAATCGTATTCAAGCGGGTTAGTCAAACGCAATTTGACGGGCATGATGTTTTTCCCCGACTCTCTAAGCTGATGTAACTCACTTGATAATCTTTCTCTTTTATCGGGAAAATCAGGATCTGTGTGCGCGATGCCTTTGGTTTTTTCTACTCTGCGAAATTCATCGGCCATTTTCGTTAATTCAGATTCAAGATAGTCTATTCTATTAGCAGTTTTAGGACGCAAAGTAGCTATGTCCGCAATCATAGCGTAATTACTGGCAGTCTTTGGATCAGCAGAAAAAAAGTATCCTACACGCGCGCTTGGTGCATCTGTTGTTGCCCCTAATAATCCCGGATCAAAACTTTCTATATCACCTTTTGTGCCATGAAACGCATCTATGTTAAACCCTTGCTCCACCGCGCGATCCATACGCGCTTTTTCGACCTCATCAAGTGTATCGTAAGCTTGCCCCGCGCCAAACTCTCTACCTTTTGCTGCAGTAGCTTGCGCTCTCAAATATTTGTCTTTTTCGCGCAACGGCTGCAATAGGCTTTTCCATTCTTCTTCTGTAATTATGCCGGCTTTCTTTTTTTCAAAGTTATCTTTAAATATTTGCTTATTGTCTTCTATCTGCTGCACTAATTCCGCTTCTGTGGCTTGTCCTACTGGCCGGCCCATTCCAGCTATTGCGCCTGTTTGTGCTTGCTCGGCTGCAAGCTCTGCGCTGCGGGCTCCGCGCGCGGTCATGGGCTGGTTACCCTTTTTTTTTACATATACGCCGGCTGCACCGAGGGTTATACTCTTAACGTCATAGCCTTCCCCCAGCACCGTTTCTATGTATTCCTTTAACTCAGGGTTGGTAAACCCCTTTTGATACGTGCCGGTTGACGTGACAAGCGACATCGGCTCCGGTCCGGGCGTCCCTTTAGCATTCAATACATCTCGCCCTCTGGTCGTAATAATCGCACTGCCGCCCGGCCTCATAACGCGCCCTATATCCTCAACGATAAAATCCCTGACCTGCGGACTGACGACGTTAAGCACGTTTAAGTTGACAACACGCTCGTACTGATTGTCTGGAATGACTTTTGAGTCTGTGTAATCATACGTTACGCCGAGTGCTTCACCCCTTGCCGTGTTAGGCTCAAACATATCGTAGCCCAGCATCTCTTTAGAAAACCCCAAACCGGCTCCATAGTCCAACGTCTTACCGACGGCTTGCTGGTCATCCAGATACTGATTGGCTTTAATGTACGTGGGTTTTGTTGTTGTTATCTGTGTCCTTATAGATTCTTCAGCGTCAGGATAGTCAAAGTCTTCAAATTCTTTGAGTTTCTGCTCGCGTAGCTTCTTTGCGTTCCTTGCACCTGTCGCCGCTTGCTTGATAAACTTAGGTGCGCCCCCCATAGCCGCTGCACCCATCATAGCGCCGCCGGCTGCCTGCATCTCAGGATCGTCACTTGCCATCGCATTAAGCCCGCCGGCTCCTAACAAAAGGAACGCGAGCGTGGGCACACCCCCCATGTCCGTGATGCCCTTGCGCTCCATGTAGCCTCGGACGCCATCAAGCCACTGCTGGTCTAACACCTCAAAGTCTGCACCCATATGGAATTTGCCCATCTGCGAATGCAGCTCCATAGGATTGCCTTCTTTTGTTTTTAACGTCCGGTATTTATCAAACGTCTTTGGAAACATGATAGGTGCGGGTATATCAACCTGCTCCATAACGCCTTGATATTGCCCCGGTATGCCAGTATCGTAGGATCTGTGGCCGGCATCTGGTGGCGCACTGGGATCACGCAGCGTTGCGTCGGGGTCCATGCGCAAAACAGCGCCGCCCGTATCGCCACGCTGCACTGACCGTAATTCAGGCTCCGTCATTTGATACGCTGCATCTTTGTAACTGGGGAAGCCCAGACCGCGCATATCCTCTCGCGCTATTGTTTGGACAACAACTTTGCGAAGGTCGCCCGAGCCTAACCTCCTGTATTCTTTACCTGATGGGCCTGCTATCCCTAACAACTGTGCCATCGCCTCTGGGTGATCTATGCCCAAAAAGTCGTCAAGCAAGCTGTCTTCAATAACCTCTGTGGGTCTACCTTTTTTCACGCCCTCTACGATGCGTTGCTTGTTTACCGTTTGTATTGCTTCGTTAATTTTTTGATCTAATTTTTTTCTTGCTGCAGCCGGCACTCTTATTGTATTCAACTGCCCCATTAGCAACTCTACGACAGGAGTAGAAAAGTCTACAGCGCCTTCACCCATTGCAGTATATACGCCCAGCACAGGCAGCCCAGTGGCTTCGCTTGCGGTTATTACGTGGTTTTGTTTACCCCTCGCTATGCCATAGTTAGATGCCCACGAAAAATCATCCCTGCCAAAACCATACGTCGGCCCACCCTGCACATCTATCGGCTCGGCTAACTTTACACCACCCAGTTGTTCAATGCGCGTGCGCGCAGACCTGTCGCCGGGAACGCCGATGGCTGCGTTGCCAACCATCGACTCTGGTTGCACTATTTCTCGCTGACTAATATCTAATGGCGTGGCAATGGTTTCGCCTTTTACGTCTTGCGGCAACCTCCGTTTAAACTCGGGATTGCCGCGCATTTTTTCTCTGCGAATTGCAGCAGGATTTTCCTTTCCACCCTTTGCTAACCCTTCAGTTTTCTCAAATATTGACTTATCCCGCTTCTCCCGTACCGCATCTACCACTTCCGGATCATACCCGTATTCTTCAATCGCTGGTCGAGCAATTTTGTTTGCCTGTGCTTGCGTACCTGCTTCTGCTATCTCTTTTAGTAACCGCTCCCGCGTTTGTTTGCCCATACCCATAACCGGACCTGCCATACTTACCGCTGCACCGCCGGCCCCGAGTAACTTTAAAAGTTTTGCAAACGGGATTACATCTTCAAAGCCGGCTATCGCACCTAACCCTCGCTCTTTTACCGCTTCTTTAAGCCCTGTTCCCAAAGCACTTACGGTCCCGCTGACATCTTCCGAGATTGCTTTTGCTGCTTTTGGCAATGTTTCTGGCAGGTCCATCAAACCGGCATACGTTTGCCGGCCTCGCAACTGACTTTCAAATTGCGGTGTGTTTGGTGGATATTGCGTCAACTCCGCTCCACGTTGTAAATCTTTTAAAAATTGCGCCGTCTCTAACGACGTCTGCGCTAAACCTTGCGGTGTTTTAGTAATAAGCGCTTCTAATATTTCACGCGTCTCTGGGTCTAATTCTTGATACGCTCCCTGCCCAGCTCCGCTAAATGTTGGGGGATATGCTCTACTAATATTCATCAGCCCTGCGTCTGTGCTGAAATAACGTCGGATGTACGTTGTGCATTGGATTGCACTTGCGAAATTAGGTCAGGCTGGTTTTGCGCGGCCTGCGCTGCTGCAGCCGGCGCGCTCGGTCCGGTTTCGCCTTGCTGCGCTTGCTGGGCTGCTTGCTCGTGTTGCTGCATGTGCTGACCCATTGCCTGTTCGATCTGCGCAATAAACTGTGCCGCCTGCGGGTTGGCGGGGTTTCCGGTCAGGTCAGTAGCTTGCGCTTGTTGGTTCAGTTGGATAAATGTGGGGTGCTCTCTGAATTGTGAGTGCACGCCCAGATGCGCGGCGTGGTCTTGCTGCGGCAACACCTCTACTTGTTCGTTGGTCATCACGCGGTCGTTTTCATATTGCGCCGCTCTTTCTGCCTCTACGTTTTCCTGATCCTGCAGCACGCGCTCTACGTCCTGCACGCCGTGCGCAATGGCGGCGAGCTTATCTACCTCAAGCTGGTCGTAGTTGGGACGATTGCCGGCCCACGCCACAAACGCCATCGTGCGATCACGTTCAAGCTGTTCGTAAAGGGGTTGCGTTGAGCCTGTTTTCGTTTCAATGCGATACGAATACAAGAAGTCCGACGTCCTCAATGCTCGCACCACCCGTTGCTCCCCGTCTGGCGCAATGTTTTCCACAAACGATTCTGGGGTGTATCTTACATCGCCCATGATTTGAAACGCATTGCGCACTATTGTTTCGTAGAATGTGTTGACGGCTGTCTCCATCCAATTGCCGTTCACCTGCGCTGCGGCTGCAACAACTGCCGCTTCTGTTGCCGTCTCTGACTGGCCGGCTTGCGGGGGAGCGAGCGCAGCGATCTCGCGCTCCATGCCCATCATCATACTTGAGAAGTTGTATACATCAACAGGGACATTGCCCCAGTTAAGCTCGCGTATATTGTTAAGGTCTTCGACGCCTACAAATTCACCGTCGCGTCCTGTCCTCATCACTTCGCCTATTTCTGGATTGTTTTCAAGCTCACTGTTTCGGATTGCCGTCATACGTGACGTGCGCTTGAGTAGGTCTGAAACGCGACTGATTTGCTCTATGATGCTCGACTGTATGTCTTCTAAGTATTTGAGATGGCCTAACGGATAAAAACTTTCTTGCGCCAAATCAAACTTAATAGCCACAAATGGAAAGCCCTGCTCCACAAGCCAGCCGGCTGACTCTTCGCCGGCACTCAGATCCAACACAGGCTCTGTTGGCTCTCCTGTTACGTCGTCTATGTCAAACACTGGCTGCCCCAGCAAATCTGTTACTTGCGGGAAGGTCATCTTCCGAAACGGATGCGGCACATCCAGTATCGGCTGATCAACGCCCGGGACAAACATTAGCTCCCTGCGCTCCATTCGATTATGCCAGCGTTCAACGCAAACAAAATCGCCGTTACTGATGGCCTCACGCAACGCTTGCTGCTCGTTGCTGTCGTATCGTTCACCCATTACCTCGCCATATCCCACTTCGTCATCACGGGTCATTTGCGTCGGTTTTATTTGCTTTTTGTTTTGGATGCGTGGATCGTCAAGCAAATATTGTATGGGCGTCCAGAATTTCTCTCGGATGTAACGCTTATCGCCCAGCCGGTGCGGGCTGCCCGTAGGGTCCAGATGCACGTAACCGGGCGCTACGCGCTGGCAAACCACCATATCCTCTGCAAAGTCGTCGTTGGTCGTGTATGGCGCTATGAAGCCGTCACCGGGCGGGTTGTAGTCAAGGCGAATCCATCCGACTCCACAAAAGAGCGCGTCAAATATGGCTTGATGGACGTGACTCTTTAGCGACGTGATTTCCATATAGCTGCTGGCAGCGCGCTCTAAAATAGGCGCTACGTCTGCGTTTATTTCGTCTTCTACATTAAAAGCCATGACGGGGTAATTGTGTGCTACGCTACCCAGTATCTGTCTAACAATGGGGTAAAACCGGCTGACCTTTACAACGTCCTCGGCGCGCAGGTCGCGGATCTTCTCGTCAAACTTGAGCTCGTATGAGTCGTACAACTTCTGCCAGCTCTCCTGCCGGTCTCGATATAAAGAGTCCAACATTTCACCTTCAGCTTTGTACCACGATATCTCGTATTTGTTCATCCGTATCTACTCTCTATCAAATCGTCAGCGAGCTGGTCTATCAGCCGGCCACCGTCGTTGAGCGGTCTATCTTCGACCTTCCGCGCTTTGTAGACGTGGTTAATGCCATAGCGCAGCGCGTCAGCCCCGTGGTCGTCACCACTGCTTGCATCCTCTGGGTTGCGCGATTCGCGTTGCAGACTTAGTAGGCTATCGACTACGCGCTCTGTTGAACCTCGGAAAAACTTTAGCCGGCCAGCATAGAGCAAATTGGCAATGTTTCGCCATCCATTGACTCGGTCCATATTTGCCTTTGATAATGGTAAGCCATGATCCCGGAACGTGTCAACCGGCGCGCGCGCTTGTGATACGTCACCCGGAGCACGCCGCGTCCACATATCGCCGGGCGCTAAAAGCAAACGCGGCTGCCGGCCATACGCGCCTCCAATAGAAGTGTACCTGCACTCGTCTATCATTGCCTCAATGCCACGCGCGTGCTCCGCTCCTGCTCCCGACGAGTAGTAACTGCTGACCACCCACACGTCATCGTCGTAGTCTACAGCCAGCAAGACCGCTGCGGTGGGGTTGTTTTCTCCATAGTCCATAGCCATAAACAAAGGCCAATTTTCTGGCACTTCAAACGGATCGACCAGCAAATCGCTACGCATTGCACTAAACATAGCGCCGAGGCTTACGTCCCAGTTGCCGTCCAAATATGCCGCTGTCAGCTCCGGGTCGCCCATCCCCATCAACCTGTTAGGGTAGTCTGGGTCTGCATCCAACAACGCACGATTGTCTTGCACGCGTGCGGGTATGAAGCAACGCACCATCTTTGACTCTTTGTCCTGCAGCGGCACATACCCGTCTGGGTATTTGTCAATTGCAAAATACCGCTTCACCTCGCCGTGACACTTCCCGCCGGGGTTGCCCGTAGCCCGTATTCTCTTATGCTGTGCCGGCCCGCGCAGGCGCGATTTCATCATTTGATACGGGCGCAGGCTGTCCCATGTAGGCAGCTCGTCCCAGCCTATGTAAGCGTAGCTGTGGCCCATATACTTCATAAAGTCAGCGTCAGTATCCATGTGCCGCAGCCTTATCTCTGCACCGCCCGGGAAGCGCCACGTCCTTATGCCAACCTTGTACTCGCCGCCCATCGGTCCATATATTTCCATCGAACGGTGTATCAGCTCGTCCATGTCTGTAGTATGCCGGCGAAATATTATGCCGACCCAATCGCTACCCTGCTCTACGTCCTGCACTGCGTCAGCCAGCAAAAAATCACTTTTTCCCCCGCCGGCTGCGCCGCCATAGAATAGCTCGTCTATCGCCTCTCCCGACATGATAGCCATTGCCTGCGGTCCCATCTGTGGGGACCACACAAACTCAGTCTGCCCAACTGTCATCGACTGTATCTACCAAACGATTCTTAAAGCCTACCCACTCGTCGACCGTTGCTGCTCGCGGCGGCTTGTCCATCTGCATACGTATCGGGCCGCCATCTATACCAGTTTGCTCACTGCGCTCTACATACCCGCGCCGCTTTCCTTGCGTTTTTAGATAGAAGAAAATGGCCGAGGGGTGACGTTCCCGGACCAACTCGTGCAGGCTCTGCTCTGCCACGTCGACCAGCGTCTCCCTGACCTCGTCGACCACTTCACTCAGCCCGTATCGCTCTATGCCGGCATACACCGTCTGCCGCACACAGTCTGCGTCGCGTGCTATTGCCGTCAGATTTCCATCGTGCTTGCGGATCAGCTCGGTCAACTGCTCTTTAGTAAATGCGCGTTTGTGCTTGTTTCTTTTTGTCACTGTCTAACCATCCAACTCAACTACAACCGGATTCTGTGCCATGCGACGCATATGTTCCCGCTCCGCTTTGGTAACAGGCCACGGTATATCTATGTATATACTTTCCTCAAGATCGGGCAGTATCACTATGGCAGCCCGGCATTTAGAGCCGTGCATCTGTATTTTCCCGCTCAAGATATCATCCCGCAACGACTGCACCATTGTCTTTGCTGCCTCGTGCCGGCGTGATTCATACTCAGTCACTTTTATGCCCAACATATCGCTCCCTATGTGCGCTTTTTCTTCCTGCCTGCGGCCATGTTATCAACCAAATTAGGGTACGGCCTGCCGGCTGCAGCGGCTCTTTTTTTGGCGTTGGCCTTCTGAGATTTTGTAAGCGGCTTGCTTTTCTTTTTAGGATTCTTACGCTCCCACACTGGCTTAGTTTTTTTCTTTGCCACCTTGACTCCTTTTCAGTACGTCCACACCCACGGGCGTGGCTGACCTTGCGCGTCTGGCGCATCGTCTAAATGCAGAAACCTGCCGGCAGCGTCGCCCTGTTGAGAAACGCCTATGCCGCTGAAATGCATTGCCGTAGCCACTGACAACAGCATGTAGGCATCCAACCCACTAACCTGTATATCTGCTGCGATTCCGCGCGTATGGGTTCCAGTCTTGCCCGACTTACTGGCTTCAGCCGGGTGCTCTGGGCTGCGATAGCCTGACGTTATGCGTACAGCTTTCCCGTACTCGTTTCTTAGCTTCTGCAATCTGTCAACAAATACGGGGTCTACGTGACATGTCCCTGTGTGCCGGCACGCCATTTCCTTCCAACTAATATTCGGCCAACGCCCTCTGTCCCAGTTTTCCTCTGCGTATTCTATTTGTGACATGTTTGCCCCTTATATAATATATTCACTCTATTTGCTAAAAGAGCAACATAATATTATATATGGTCATCCGCAACGTACTCTTATTTAGCGTCTGCCGAGTATTGCAATATATCACCGGGCTGGCACTTTAATACGCTGCATATCGCACTCACCAGCCTCAAGTTTGGGACGGTGTGTCCGTTAAGCCAACGACTAAACGACATGATGTCGACACCCGCTTTTAAGCATAGCTGCCGCTGGGATGGGATGTCGCGCTGGGCGCACAAAACATTGAACTCGCGTAATTTTAATGTAATCATACTATAATAATACGATTTATTTACCTTTTGTCAATGCTTTTCTATCAATTAGAGCTTGCGCTTATATTATTTAGATCATATATTAAAGGGGTAATTGATTAACACTTCACCCTTAGCCCGGATCGTAGCCTTGTCTAATATGCGCTGCAAGTTTATCATCCTAATTTACGTCGCATACTTTACTCATCTGGCTATCTCTGTGGCATCTAAACTCATGGAGGCACACTAATGGGTATGACGCAAGCATCCCCTCAACCCCATTGGAAATTATTTACTAATAATGGGCAGTGGCATAAAGCGTTCCGCTCTTGCTCAAATTGCAGTGGGTCTATGTCGCTTTGCGGCACTAAGGCTTTCTCGTATTATTACTGCAGAGATTGCGGCGACGCCATAGATACTAAACTCGTGGAGGCTGGCAATGCAGAGTAGCCCTTCAACAGTGGAAATATCGCAAGCCCTTGCCCGGTTTCAGTCTACCTGCACGGGCGCTGTAAAGGACGGGACGAACCCACACTTTAAATCCAAATACGTGTCCCTTGACGCAATCTGGAATGCCATACGCGAACCTCTTACAAAAAACGGTCTGTCTGTTACCCAGATGGGTGACTGGCAGGACGGGACTGAGCTGCTGGTTACAACGATCTGGCACGTCTCTGGTGAATGGATCAGCGGCGTGCAGCCAGTCACCTTAGATACGACAGGCCGACGCAACAGCAGTCAGGAGCATGGGTCTGCTATGACCTATTTGCGGCGCTATGCTCTCGCTGCGGCGCTGGGCATCGCCTCGCAGGACGACGACGACGCAGAGTCTTCGGTTGCGCCAAAAAACAAAAAGGCTGCGCCAGAATCAAAAACGCCTTCTTCAGACTCTACCGACCCACGCGCAAATTATTTTGAAAAACGCGCAAATTTAGATAGCAGGGTTATGGTTCAAAACTTTGTAGACCACGTATGCGCTATGGACCCACCCGGACACATCATCGGAGCTGCCTGCGAAGCTGTTAATGCGGACTCGTTAGAAACCGTCCCAGCAGACAAGCGCCGGGCAGTCATAGCAGACATTGAACGACTCATAGCTGACACGATTGGAGACAAAGCATGAATGACGTACGCCTTGCCGGTAAAGTCGACCGTGCCCAGTATCGCACCGTCGGCGCTGATGATATACCCCTGCTGACGTGGACGACGGTCGTTGAACGCTCCTATACGGGCAGTGACGGACAGACGAAGGTCAGCAGGCAGTATATCAAATGCTGCGCGTGGAGAAAGGTCGCAGAAGAAAATAAGAAGCTGCGCGATGACTTTCTCGTTACGTGCCGGGGGTCGATTAACAACCGCAGCTACCAAAAAGACGACGGCTCTACGGCTTACATAACCGAGGTCGTCTGCACCGACGTCAACATGGAAAACCATGATAACGATCCGGTAGCCTACAACCCGGCTGCAGATTACGGAGACGACCTACCCTTCTAACAAGTCGTGCGCCCGGAGCTGGGGCTCCCGGGAGCCTATAAGGGGATGCGATAGTCGCATTGGCCTCGGGCGCACGCACCAATCACAGAAGCCGTCCTGCTGACAATAGGGACTGCCTCTGGCAGACATAAGCGCAGTAAGGTTCCCGGAGCGCATCCGGGCAGGGGCAGCGCACACACAAACAGCCCAATGTCGCACGTAAGCGCGTCGCGTGATAATTGACGCGCATCCCGACGGGTGGACGTAGTCGAACAGACAATCTCCACGGCAGCCGTCAAGCTGGCGAGATCGGCCAGAGCACAACGGATCGGATCACTGTAGATGATGGAACGGAATTGGTGATAGGGTTATCCCTAACAGGCAGAGGGCACACAGGGGGGAATAAAGATGTCTTTAAAAAGGCGTGTCGCATTGCACACGGTCATACCCACAGCAAACGAAATGATAAACATAGAGCGCAGAAACAAATACCTCGCGGCGAAACTGAAAGCGACCACGGAGCGCGATTTGATACGAGAGTTAATCGCTTCATTAACTACTAAACACGAGGTGACGCAATACCCCATACATATGACATACACGTGGCATCGCAAAAACAAACGGACCGATCCCAGCAACGTAGCGTGGGGTACGAAGTACGTAGAAGACGCGCTGCAACGGGCGGGCGTGCTGCGCAACGACGGGCCACGCGAGATTGCTTCAATCACTCACCAATACGTCTACGGCGCAGACGAAAACTACGTTGAGGTCGAATGGTGCAGCGAGCCCACGTAGTCTCCCGTAGCGGGAAGAAGCCTCGCACTGTTTATATGCGACAACGCCCGGATGGTCAAGTCGAGTGGCAATGCGATTGCCCGGGATTTGCCTACAAAAACAAATGTCGCCACATCAAAATCGTTGCCGACGCCACGCGCGCCGGGCTACTAACAATGGAGCAGATAGATGATCACCTGTACGACTAAAAAGGAATTACGCAATGAACTCGACAAACTCAGCGTCCCAAACGTCCTCAAAGACATGGTCTACGATAACGTCGTCCTCGGACGCACATACACCCCCGGACGGGGAAAACGCAACCAGTGCGTCCACAGCGAGCACATCCCGGGACATGGAGACTTCCAGATCGCTGGACAGCTCTATAGCGAAATGTCAGCCGCTGCGCTGGAGCGGAGCCGATCTGTCGAGTTACGAAACACTATTAGCCGAACTGCACAGCGAAATATCGCGCGAAACAAAAAAAAATACGGAGTGGCAGTCAGCGACGCTACCCACTGCGCACTTCGCATTGCAGAAACTTTTGACGGGGAGCTTGCCTCTTTCGGACGAGCAATGGCTGCAGAGTTGGTCGCTGTGTATGCATCTGTGCAAAGAGATGCTGTTATCGCTGCAGAGAGAGCGCGCAGAGAAAGAGAGCCGGGAGACGTATCAGGCGACCCAAATAGAGTATCTGGAAATAGAGGGGCCAGCACCCCACTCCATAGCGCCAGCCTTGCTGAAGAGTTTGACAGCGGCGCGGTTCGCTTATACCGCAAAGAGCAAAAAATGGCGCGCCGTGAGGACTCCTGAGACAGAAGCTATTGCAAGGGAAATGGCAATACAGCAGAAACTACTATGATACAAACAGAATACTCTCTGCAAGTATCGTCCCAACTTAGCCGCGATGAAGAGCACAAGTGCTTGTGCCGCGCTCTTTATTATAACGACGACAAAGCGCGCGAATTATTAGTTACAAGCAATTACGCTTATGCTGTTTTTCGCACAACAAAAATTTGCCCCGGAGCCTCCCAAAGTATTCGGGATTCTTTAATCAGCAATGCACTTATTGGACTCGTCGAGGGCATCAATCGGTTTGACTTGAACCTCTTACCTGAAGTAAGGCTGCGGTCCTATGCCACGCACTGGATTGACCGCTACGTCCTTGACGGCCTTACCGAGCTGTCCTCGGGCAGCCTGCCGCGCTTGCCAACTAATGTGCGTCGGTTGTTAAAAATATATGATGACAAACGCTGTGCAGTTCAGCAGGCTACAAACGGGAGTGTAAGGTCAGTTGACCTTTTTGCAGACCCTGAGATGAGCAGCTATGCTGATGTGCTCCCGCTATATATAGACCCTGTTTCAATTTCATTTGATGCGCCTTCCTCAGATTCCACGTCAACGGGGTTTTTGCATGAATTTATTCCCGGTGACAACCCCGACGTAAACAACCTGCTGAATAATTTAGACCGCTCTACTGCTGTGCTGTCCATAAAAAACCGGCTCGCTTTTTTACGACCTTCAGTCAAGTCGATAGTGTTGCTGTCTTTTGGCTTTGACGGCGAACCGGTAACCCTACAATCCATCGCAAACGATTTGAACGTATCGCGTGAGTACGTGCGTCAATTACGCGCAAAAGCTCTTCGATATTTAGGAAAAATGACAATGCATAAAAGACAAAACTCCAGCGGCGTAAACGAAAATATAGATCCATACAAAGCACTTTCTGCTGCTGTTATGAAGACAGCATATCAAGACATGTTAAAAGCAAAAAAGAAAATTAATAAATGTGCGATAACTAAAAAGCCTCTCAACGTGCGTGAAGAAAACGACTATGCAATAGCAAAAGAGGTCTACGCAGAGTGCCGTAAGTTTTTGCTGTCCCTCAGTAGCCCCTACCACATAATGCTGGATCTTGAACCAGAGATGTATAAAAATATAGTAGACAGAGCCGACCACGATGCTCGACTGCACAACTGAAAAAGGTCAGCAGTTTCTGGCACACGAGGACGAAACAGCCCGGCGCGTAGGAATCAGGTTGCGTTGTCAGCCTGTTAAGCTGGGCGGGCTGGCGACAACGGTCGACCGTGCTTTTGTCCGGGATGGAAAACTCGTTGGACTTGCAGAGATCAAAACGCGCGACATGAGCGTGCAGGAGTTGCGTGGGTTTGGTTCGTATCTTGTAACGGCTAAAAAATTGCAAGATGGCATGGATCTGGCGCGTGCGCTCGGCGTCCCTTACGTGCTCTTTGTGCGCTTATTGCACGATGACGCCATTGTGCATTTTACAATATCCGACGCTACTGGCCGGCAGCTCATCACATGGAAGACAAACAGCACAGTAACGCAGGCCGGCTGCAACGGCGGCACTGCGTTTAGAAAAAACGCATATATTCCATTAAAATACATGAAATACCTGTAAAAACCCCTCGGGCACTATTGACAATATAGGATTTATATACTATATTAGTAATAGTTAATTGATGGCACACTTAAACCGAGGAGAGAGAAATGAAAGCGACGCGGATGCAGGCTCACATCGAAAGAATAGCAAATGATAACGGCATAAAAATAATCCCCTCAAAGAGTAATCGCGGCTGGGCCTGTAAGGAAGAAAATTATATTGAGATCCCAGCGGTTAAATCTCCAACAACATACGCATTAGCCTTGCATGAGTTAGGACATTGTCTCGGCAAACGTCAAAGTGAGACGCGATTGAAGTCGGAGATTGGCGCATGGGAATGGGCGCTTGAAAATGCCTTCTTTTGGAAACCCTCAATGACGAAAAAAATGCGTCGTGGGTTAGAAAGTTATGTCAGAAAATACACCCGCGTAAAATACGCCAACGACCCCACACCGGCAGAGATTCGATTAATCGAGGAACTTTGCACTATTAATTCATTCATCCGAAAATAAAAGCATCCTGCTATTGACTAAATAGCATTTGTATACTATATTCCTATTAGTTAATTGATACGTCACTCACCAAAAGGAGATGCACAATGGAAATCGAATACAAAGAAAAAGAGCAAGATTGGGCAAACGAGACAACGCGCTACTGGTTCGTAGTAGACAGCGAGGAGTATTGTCTCGCTGACCAAAACGGTGATTTGACATTACTCGACTCTGATGGGAAAGAATTGCGTTTGGATTGTCGTGCTACAATTAATCGTAAAATAATTAGGGCATTAGTCGCACATCTTAATAAAATGATGAGAAAGATTAACCCGAATATAAAACCAATAGAATCGTGGCCGTCCCACTAAATCGTCGAAACGCCTTCGGGCGTCTGCCGGCATGACCACCCGGCACTGATGAGACAGGTCACTCACACTCACTCGCCGAGGAAACATGCAGATACATATCAAGTTAGAGGCAAACACGATTGAGGATGTCCTGCAACAGAAAGAGGACTACCTGAGCGAATACCACCCGTCCGGTTACAGCACGTCTATTGGCAAGCCCGTCGAAGAGGACGGCAAGTGGATCTGCCGTGGCTACCGCTTTTCATCCTGCGATTAAAGGAGATTGTATGAGCATCATAAACGTCTTATCCTACCCCCTTACCCATTTGGGCGACCAGTCCGACAAGCCGCTGCGGGCAGCATGGGAACAATGCGCGAGCGAAATTTACTACGTCTGTGACGTAGACCAAACCACGCTACTGCGGCTTAGTGAAACAATATCTGTAGACCTGCAAACGAACTGGGTTTGCGTTGACCATGACTTTTTCGGTGAAAAAACAAACAGCGACGCCGTTGATAATTTGCCCGCAATACGCCACTTGTTCCAAAACCTGTGGCTATACCATGAGCGTCGACCCCATGCTATTACTGGCGACAGGCTCGGCGACTACAGTCTGTTTAACGATCAACTCCTAAATGGCATGACGCTGCTTTGCGACAACGACCTTACTGCGCATAGTCCAGTAAGCCGTGCTAATTTTTTGCAACGCAATTTTCTCGACAGTTATCACAAAGTGGATTAGTAGAGGGAGCCCGCATAATGACTAATCAGAAAGTAATCGAATCCCCCCTATTCAACTCTCTCGACGCTGCTCATTATTTAGACATGAATGAAGGCACGTTAAAAAACTGGCGCGTGCAAGGCATCGGACCTACCTACGTGCGCGTCGGTCGTAATATTCGCTACTTAAAAACGGATCTCGACATGTGGCTGCACAGTCAGCGTGTCGTAATTCCACAATAAAAACACGGGTATAAGGAATACATAGCATCGTATTCCTTATACCTTTTTTGGAAGCGGGGCCGGGAATCGAACCCGGAGCTGTTGGGAATGAACCAACGGTGTTACCATTACACTACCCCGCGCCTTTTTAAGCTGCTGCTACGGTTTCTTCTTCTTCTATGGCAGCCGGCCCGTTTAAAGCAAACTCAACACCCTTGATCGCTCCTGCAAGCTCGCGCAGCATAGGGTCGTTACTTACGACCAATGCCATGCGCTCGTCGCGCTGCTTCTCTAAATCTGCTTTGATTGCTTCTAACTGCTCTGTCGTTGCTCCTGCTATTGTTCCATTCTGTGACATATTCCCTCTGTCTATGTTTTGTTTACTACCATTTGGTCCGGTGCGACCAATACTTTGCCGAGAATTTATCTGGCTTCTTCGGGCTTTGCGCGTTGTGGCGCGCGTAGTAGCTGCGCCGGCGCGCTTTGTCTTTTTCACTTTTCGGATTTTTACCTGCTCCTTTTACTCCCTGTTGCCCAAACCGCACCAACTTTGTAGACCCGTCAGCTTTACGTGCAACCACGGCGTGCGACTTCGTTTTATGGCCTCTCGTGCGGACAGGCTTGTTGTATGCAGAAGCTCCAATGCGTGCTAATTTTGGGTCTTTCTTTGCCGGCATTATCGCCCACGCATTTTGGCTTTGGCTTTTGGTTTTGCCTTGCGCTTCTTTTTTGCTTTTGCTGCTGCTTTCATACCAGCGGATGTGTATGGGTATTTCTTTCCACCTACGTTCGGCATAGTTTTCTCCTATCCTCGATGTGTTAAGTTTTGCAATAACCCTTCTGTGCGGGCTTGCCCTCTTGCTAACTCGTGTAGCAACTCGTTCGTTTGATCTAATTTTTTTGCCACTTCACGCATTTCTGAAACCGCTTCGTCGCTTGATCCATTTCCGTTTTTTAATTTGTTCATTATCATGTAAGCTAATATCGCGCCCGTGCCTGCGCTACCCCCACCCGTCAGCAACATTGCTATTGGATCGCTTGTCCCTTCCATTCATGTTGTCCTCTTTTTTATTTCCCGTGAAATGCTTTATGAAAAGACGCGAATGTCATCGTCGTAAACCAACATATTGCTCCGTATAAAGCCTCGTGTTCCCACCATGCCCGCCACGCTCCACCGCCCGGCCAGTGACCGGAGATGCGGAACGCCTCGTAAACCATTGTCACCAGCACAGTTGCGCCACCAGACCAATAGCCGCATTTAGATGCTTCTTCTTGCGCCTTTTCTTTAGCGGTCATTGTAAGCAGGTCTTTGTTTAGCCGCTTAACCTGCCGTCTGCTCTCTAAAACCTCTTTTCTGTTTTCGCTACTGGCGGCTCTCTGGTTACGCGCAGACTCTCGCAACGAAGCAACCTCTTTGATCGCCTTTTCATAGCACTCTTTCATCTCACCAGTGCTACGAATTTTGTTGTACGGAGGGTAATTCACTTGCTACTTAGCCCCACGGAGCGGCTTGTTCTTTACTGGCTGTAGCTCTTGCCGCTAACTGCGCTTCCAGACCGCTCTTTTGCTCCTCGCCCCATGCCTCAAGCTGTGTTTTTGCGCGTGTAGGTAATCCTGTCAGATCGTCGAATGCCACAAAATCACCTGCCGTCAGTTCGCTTAGATCAATTGTCACCCACGGATCAGTGGAAGCCACTTCTCCTGCTTCGTTTGTGCATTTGGCTATGCAAACCACGGCCTCAACGACATTTTCTTGAGTGCTGTCATCGCCAATTTTTAAAGAAGGTGCGACTCGTATGCGGTCTGTGATAGTTAGTTCATGCGTGTAGGCCATTAGTTATTCTCCTTATGCCGCTTCTAATGCAGATACTTTAGTTTCAAGGGTTTCGATTTTAGTAATCGCCTCTTGCAGTGCGGCTGTCAGCAATGGGACAAGTTTACTTTGGTCGATCCCTTGATATTCTGGATTGCCATTTTTATCAACTGCGTCCTTTTCGCCAGTAACGGCCTCTGGCACAATATCGCTCACTTCATGCGCCACAAATCCATCGACTATACGGTCAGCGTCTGCAATGAAATTAAAACGTGAGGGTTTGAGCGTTTTAATGCGCGTAATGCCGTCCGTGATTTCTGTAATATTTTCTTTGATGCGATAGTCTGATGAGGTGTTAAATGATGTTGTAGAACCGCTGACAGAAACTGAGCCAACTGACGCATTTACTTTGTAAAAATTTAGAAATTTATTATCATTTTGACGCTGTATGTATACACCGCCTCCATCTGAAACAGCAAGCCACGCATATCCTGAACTTGGAGAAAACGTAAAATTATTTGCAGTATTACTGCTGTCCTGTTGTGTTAATGTGTTTATGAGCAGGTTGCCACTGCTGGTAACACGCATCCGCTCCGTAGGCTCGCTGTCACTTTCAGCACCCCTCGTGTCAAAAGTTAGCGCACCTTTATAACTTCCAACATTGTCTTCTATTGAGCCAATTCGCGTGTGCGCGTGAGTGCCGCTATTCCACGGAGTGATGCCGATATGAGTAATGCCTTGCGTGCTACCCGACGCCCCTGCCGCATTGCCAACGCGCAAAACCTCTTCGTCATTTGATGCACTATAAACCGTGAGAGAGCTTGTTGGCGAGGCCGTGCCTATGCCCACGGTTCCGCCATTAACAAGCGTCATAACTGCCAAACTACCGCCATCAAGAAATTGCAGATGGTCAGCGGCTCCACCATAGGAAATTTTGAAACCGTTGCTGTTATTGCCTAATCGGATTGCCGTTGCATTAGCCGCTGACCCACTATTTGTAACTCCTCGTTTCAAGTCCAACAGAACGTCTGACGCACCCGCATAAGGCGTTGCATTATCGGCCATCAAATTCAGCAGACCTGTTGGAGCGTTTGTGCCTATGCCCAATCCAGTCGAGTTGAGCGTCATGGCTTGCGTGAACGAGACTGTGTTGCCTGCTGTGCCAGAGGGCGCGGTAAACCAACGATGTTCGCCACCTGCCTGTCCGTAAGACAAAGCAAATCCATCATTTAGATATATATTTTGCGAACTGGAATTTACGTACCAGTTGTTGTTAAAATACACATCTCCACCCGCGCCACCCGCATTATAAAGAGATGCGCCATCACCAACCTGCAATGCTCGTATTGTACTAAGCCACGCACTCGGCGTAACGCCTATGCCCACGTTGCCAGAACTGCTGATCACTAAATTAGTTGCGGCAGAGCCGTTAGTCCCAAATCCCAAACTATCATCGGCGTGGTTATACGCGATGCGCCCTCTGTCTCTAAGCGCTGAATTTCCAAACCCAATTCTGCCGTAACCGCTCGTACCAGACACAATAGTAATTCTGGCATTGTCTGATACATCGTCGTTGTTTTGTATTATTAATAAATCGTCATTTGCAAAAGCTGGTTCAGTTCCGTTACCGTCCACTAAATGGAGCAGTCCGTCTGGCGATGCCGTGCCTATGCCCACGCGATCTGCTGACGCATCGACGAAGAGCAAGTCGGTGGCAACAGCGAAGTCACCATTATCTATTTTCATCGCCAGAGTGCCGTCACTATACCAGAAATGATC